GAAGTACCTGCTAATTTTGTAATTCCTGCGGGGATTATAGATGCAGATATAACTGTCACCATAACGGATATGGCGGACCTTTCAATTTCAACATCAACTTTTACAGAGTCTTCATCTGGAGAAACATTAGAAATTTCTTTGCCAGGAAAGTACGACTCATCATACAGAGTTGAAATTGTTAAAGATCTTGGCACATCAGATGAACAAATTTTACAAGACGAAACATATGAAATAGTTAGACCATATGTAGATCCATCAACAAAAGCAACAACGGCAAGTGATATAGCAGCATATGCTATTAATGAAGAAATTGCAAGAGCGGTAATCGACTCAGTTGTTCCAGATGGATTCTATTATAAGAAAAAGGTTCTAAAGTTTGAGGGAAGTGGGTCTGATTACTTGCCAATTTGGGATGATGTAAAAAAGGTCTTGGCTGTTTATGAAAACAATATGTTGGTAGAGGATAGGCAGTATGAAGTTAGTCCAGATAAAACAGCAATCATTGAAAAGTCAACAGACAACATTAACCGTGCAGAATCTGCACCACTAGTATTACCAGCAGCAGCATCAGACTCTCTAGATCCTCAATTCATATACAGAGGTTTTGGAAAAACCTGGGACTACAGAATAGTTGTAGAGCACGGATACACAGCGGTTCCATCTGACATAGCCAGAGCAACAGAGATGCTTATACATGACATCGAGTGCGGTAAACTAGATTATTACAAGAGATTTATTTCTTCTTATAACACAGATCAATACAGAATTCAGTTTGATAAGGGTCTTTTCGAAGGAACAGGAAATATAATTATAGACAAGATACTTTCAAAGTATGTCAAGTCTATTACAAAAATTGGGGTATTGTAATGACAGTTTGCGAAACTCCAGACTTCATGTTTCCAATGCAAGCCTCCGTGTATCACCCAATAGTAGAACAAGGCGACTTTGGCGCAATTAAAAAGCAATGGATTTTAGATAGAACATTTGCATGTAGTTTTTCAGCAGGAGGTTCTGCTTTTAAAGAAGAAATAAAGCCAAACGTAAGTATAACTCAAAACTCAATACTTGTTGGAAGAACAAAGTCAGACCTTAGAATATCTTCTCGTGATAACAAAAACTCTTTAACCAATATACTAATAACAGACATCAGAGACCAAGAAGGAAACCTTGTTTATATTGAGACATCTGGACCTAGATCTGGCAAGGGCACTCTGTTTGAGATAGCCACGTACGAGCCTTTCGTAGGCCCTTTTGGAGTAGTTGAGTCATACAAGGTGATAATCAGAAGGTCAGAAAATCAAACGGGTGACGTATGAGAGCAGTCTTTAATTCTAATCAGTTTAAGAAAGATATGAGCAATATAGTTAATTACTCTATTGGATTTTTAGATGGTGTAGAAAAAGGAAAGACAGTATTCTTAAAAACAGTTGGAATGCAAACGGTAGAGTTAATGAAGGAGTTTATAGATTCTAATGCAAGAGTTAACCCAGACATGCTTCATCACGTTTATGAATGGAGCCAGACTGGTAGCCCAAGTGCAAGACTTTATGACATATCCTACACAACAAGCAACCTTGGATTATCATTTAGATCATCATTTAGTCAATCAACATCAGTTAAGAATGGATCTAGAACACCTTTCTATGACAAGGCTAGAATTATGGAAGAGGGCATTCCTGTAAGAATTAGACCAAAGGTTGCACAGGCCTTAGCGTTTGAAGAAAATGGAGAGATGATATTTACTAAAAACGAAGTTAGAGTTGATAATCCTGGAGGAACAGAAGTGCAGGGTGGTTTTGAAAAAGTTTTTGACATGTTCTTTAATAGATATTTTTCTCAAGCATTTTTAAGAGTAAGTGGTGTAGCACAGTATCTTGAGAATCCTATTCTTTATAAGAAGGATATGCAGGCAGGAAAAAAGATGGGTAAGTCAAAGGGCGTATCAACTGGCTATCGCTGGATCGCTAACGCAGGAGTAGGTGCATAATGTCAATAGTCGTCGATCATCCGCCATCATTTGTTAATGCATTCCTACAACAAAAACTTGGAGCAGAATTTGGTGCAATACCAATGTTCCCGACAGTACCAACAGATATGGCAGGCTTGGCTCAAGGGTTTACTATAAATGATCTAACAGAGGGGGCCATATTTTCTTTTAATGGCAATGCTGCAATATATGATAGAATGTTCAAAATGAGAAGAATGGCATTTCCTCACATTAAGTGCGAACAACTTCTCTACTACTTTAATGCATTAGAAGAGAATGCTGTTCCTAATCTGATCAGAATAACACAAAAAATTCAAGACCTTCTTGACAACGGAGATGAATCAGCAGAAGATTTAAACGCCTGGATATTGTCAATATTTGAAATCGAAGAGGTCTTAGACGGAGACAGAAAAAGACCAGTGGCCGTAATCCCTGGCCACGGAACATTCTATGTCCCACACTTTCACAATTTTAAGATATATCAGTTAGAAGAGACTAGAGATATTATAGACTTTGGAACAGCCCGTACTTATGCGGGGAATAAGATAATAATAGACTATGATTGGCATTCAGTCTACAGTAAAAACACCTAATAAAAAGCCTGTATAATTAAGGTGAGGAAACAACCCCCTTTTAATAAAAATGAAAGAGGTGAGAAATATGGCATATAGCCGTGGTTCAAGTAGTAACATCATCGTAGGTGCAGCAGCACTATTTACGCATGACGCAGGTCCAATCGGATACACAAACACTGGAGCAATTACTGACGCTCAAGCAGCAACAGATCTTCCAGTATTTACAGCATCTGAAACTTCTTACAAGGATACATTGTCTCTAGACAACGCATACACAAACGTAGGATACACATCAAACGGTTTGGAACTAGCGTTCCAACCTGATTTCGGCGAAGTAGCAGTAGATCAACTTCTCGACGTTGCTCGTTTGTTCAAGCAAGGTATGACAGTTAATCTAAACACTGCATTCGCAGAGTCAACACTAGAAAACCTTCTAGTCGCAATTGCAGGAAATGACACAGATCTATCAACAGCATCAGGAGTTTCACAACTTCGCATGTCTGCTGGTGACATCGGTGACGTTCCTCTAGAGCGTGGACTAGTAGCAGTAGGACCAGGTTCTGGTTCTTCTCTAGAGCCAAAGGAAAGAATCTATGTTGCATACCGTGCACTCTCAATCGAGAATGTTACAGTATCAGCAAAGCGTGATGAAGCAACAATGTTTGAAGTTTCATTCCGTCTTCTTCCAAACGACAACGCTTCATACGGTAAGATCGTAGACCGTTCACTAGAAGCATAATATAACTTAATATACGAGAGGCTCAATCCTTCGGGGTTGGGCCTTTCTGTTTGGTATACTTATATAATGGCAACAAGCGTTTATGATAAAGTAGAGTTTAGTCTTGTAAATGGGACTAGTGTTATTGCTGGCCCACTTAAAATAAAATATCTTAGAGAGTTTTTAGAAATCTTTGAAAAAATTAAAGAAGCAAAGACTGATGATGAATCAATATCTGTACTAGTAAACTGTGCTTTAGTGGCAATGAAACAGTATGTCCCGCAAATTAAAACTGTAGATGAACTAGAAGATAGTCTAGACTTGCCAACTATTTACAAGGTTATAGATATTGCAGCAGGTATTAAGATCAATGAAAAGTCTGAAGAAACCGTAAAGTCTCAGGCAGTTGATAGCGGATCATCTTGGGACACATTGGATTTGGCCAAATTAGAATCTGAGGCATTTCTTATTGGAATATGGAAAGACTATGAAGAACTAGAAGAATCTTTGTCCATGCCAGAACTAACAGCAACTATTAAAATAAAAAGAGAACTAGATTACAGTGACAAAAAGTTTGCTGCTGCTATGCAGGGCGTAGATCTAGATAAAAACTCTGGAAATACAAATGCTTGGGAAGACATGAAGGCCAGAGTGTTTAGCAAAGGTACTGCAACTGATGGTAGTGATATCCTTGCTTTGCAAGGTAAAAATGCTGAGAGAGCAGGATTTGGAATTGGCATGGGCTTAGATTATGAAAAATATTAATACTAAAAATAAGCCTGCGCTATGGTATAATTGACTAAACCTTATAAGGAGGAATAAATGGCAACCGCCACTGAAGAAAAGACAGTAACGCTAATCGACGGTACAAAAATCAAGGTAAGACCATTAAAGATATCACTACTTCGTCCATTTATGAAGAAGTTTGAAGATATCGCAAAAGTAGCAGAAGATAACGAAAAGTCTATGGACCTATTGATTGACTGCGTAATGATTGCAATGCAACAATACAAGCCAGAATTGGCAGAAGACAAGGAAGCCCTAGAAGAAAATCTAGACCTTCCAACAGTATACAAGATCGTTGAAGAGGCATCTGGAATTAGACTTTCAGACGCATCACTACTCGGCAATCTTGTAAATAACTAAATAAAGAGGTGTTAATGGATGGCTGATGTTCAATCCAATATTCATGTAAATATTGATACGTCTGATGCTTTAGCAAGTCTAAAACTTCTGCAACGTCAAATATCAGCCTTCCATACACAAATGGCAAAGTCTGGTACCGCAGCCTCAGCGGTAGCAGCAAATCAAGCACAAAACTTGATGAACAGTATAAATGCAACTGGCAAGTTCCAGGCATCTATGCGAACAGTAACATCTAGTACAGAGTCTTTTACTAATGCTTTAGAAAAAAATAAGTTAACATCTAGAGAGTATTTTAGATATACAGGCGCAGCAACTAAAACTTTCGGTAAACTTTTTAAGTCTGAGTTTGACACAATAAATAAGGTTGCAAGAGAGCGTGTAAAAGATGTTCAGACCCAATATATAAAGATGGGTAGAGGAGCCAATGGTGCTCTTCAGGCAATTGCCGTAAGACCTTTAACCCTAGACATGAAAAATCTAGGAACACAAACCGCTATTGCTGCACAAAGACAACAATTATTAAATCAACTTTTAAAGCAGGGATCTACAAATCTTCTAAACTTCGGTAAGAATACTCAGTGGGCAGGTCGACAGTTGATGGTTGGCTTTACAGTTCCATTAGCAATGCTTGGATCCGCTGCTGCTAAAACATTTATGCAACTTGAAGAACAGGCTATTAGGTTTAAGCGTGTTTATGGAGAACTCTTTACAACACAAGAAGAAACAGATGCAATGGTTAAAGATATTCAATTGCTTGCAAATGAGTATACTAAGTATGGCGTTGCTGTAGAAAAAACAATGAAGATGGCTGCGGACGCAGCAGCACAGGGCAAGATGGGTGCAGACCTAGTTGCTCAGGTTTCAGAAGCAACTCGCCTTGCAGTTCTTGGCGGGGTAGAGCAAGAAGAAGCACTACTAACCACTATATCAGTTACAAATGCATTTGGTGTGGCAACAGAAGATTTAGCAAAAAAGATTGACTTCCTTAACGCAGTAGAAAACCAAACTGTTGTGTCTATTGAAGATTTAACAATTGCAATTCCAAAGGCTGGTCCAGTTGTTCAGCAACTTGGTGGAGATGTTGAAGATCTTGCATTCTTCCTGACCGCTATGAAGGAAGGCGGAATTAACGCATCAGAAGGTGCTAACGCACTTAAATCTGGTCTTGCATCCTTAATTAACCCATCTGAAAAAGCATCTAAGATGCTAAATGGTCTTGGCGTTAACATCAAGGGAATTGTTGAAGGAAATCAAGGAGATGTTAAGTCTACTGTTATTGATTTTGCAAAAGCATTAGATACTCTGGATCCACTTAACCGTGCTCGTGCTATTGAGCAACTATTTGGTAAGTTTCAGTTTTCAAGACTATCCACACTATTCCAAAATGTTATAGGACAAGGAACCCAAGCAGAAAGAGTTCTAACTCTTTCAAAGGCAACAGCAGAAGAGTTAGCGATCCTATCTGAACGAGAATTGGGCAAAATTGAAAACACAACAACCTATAAGTTTAAAAAATCAATTGAGGACCTTAAGGTAACTCTTGCTCCAGTTGGAGAGTCATTCCTAAAAGCATTAACTCCTATTGTTGAGTTTGTTTCTAAAGTACTAGACAAGTTTAATAGCCTTGGAGAAGGTGGAAAGAAGTTTGTAACTATTTTAACAGTTGCCCTAGGTGCAATTGGTCCAATAGCCTTGATGACATTTGGTTTGCTTGCTAACGGTGTTGCCAACATAATTAAACTTTTTGCAACTATGAAGGGTGCTTATAACAGAGCAGGATCATCTACTCAAGTATTGGGTCAGCAAACATCTTATTTAACACAAGAACAGTTGGAAGCATCTGCAGTAGCAGCATCTCTTAATCAGGTACACACAACACTACGACAAACATTCACATCAGAGGCATCTGCAGTAAACGCTCTAGCCTTGGCTTATAAGAATGCCATTGCAGCACAGGTAGGATTTACTGGCCCTGTTCGAGGTGGAGGAATGAAGGGTCCACCACAAAGTAAAAAGTATTCAACAGGAGTTACAAGCGTTCCAGGATCAGGCAACCAAGACACTGTTCCAGCAATGCTTACTCCTGGAGAAGCAGTTATTCCAGCAGGTGCTGCACAAGATCCAGCAAATAAGCCAATAATTGCTAGGATGGTTGCAGGACAAAAGGTTCAGGGATTCAATACTGGAACAACCAAAGTAACATATAATGGAAAAGAATATAATGCAAAGACTGCAAGAAGCGCACAAAGTGTAAGAGAGTTCTTAAATCAACTTGTAGAAAATCCAGATAAAACTCTTACGGATCCGCACACAGGAAAAACATTTACACGAGAGCAGTTATCTCATGCTATTGACTATAGATCTCAGCCAGGCAAAGAACTTAGTGCAAGCCAGATTAGAAGATCTATTAAAAGAGAAAACATGTCTAATAGATCTCCACTTATCAAGAGATTAACAGAAGTTTATGATGAGAAAAATGCAAAAGCGCTGTCTACCGAAAGAGAAGTATTAGAAAAAGCCTTAAAGGATCGTGGCTTACCACCTCTTACTGAATCCCAAGCAGATGACGCTTTTAAAACCAAAAAAGCACACCTTACAAAAGATGTTGTTGATGGCGTTAAGCAATGGAGAGTAGTAAATGTCGCACCAGATGCAGGATACATAAATCAGTACATGAACACTGTAGAAGGAAATCTTGGAAAAGATTTGCTAAAAATGTCAGATGCCGATTTAACAAAGTTGGGAATTGATAGAGATCACCTAAAAGGCTTTATTGATGGCAACCATCCAAGAGATGCAAAGCAGTTAGATACGTTTAGAAATATAGCAAAATATGACATAGGCTTAGATGAAAAAAGAAAAGTCAAAAAAGCAAACATCTATCAGGCACACCTAGTTGATGCTGGTTTAGAATGGAGAGCAAAAGAAGGAATAGGTGGGTATAAAGAAGGAGGGCTAAAATCTTTTGCAGATCTTAACCCAACTGATAAAAAGGTTATTCTTGAAAGAGTTGCAGAGGCCGATCCAAAAAATAGGTTTAGCCCTGAGCATCAAAGAAGGCTAAAGCAGGTAGCAGATGATGCAGCAAAAACAAAGTCTGGTAAGTTAGCACCAACTAATTTTGGACGACTGGTTGCACCGACAACTGGATTTAGTTTTGATGTTCCTGGAGTAGGTGGACTATATGATGGTCCAAATGGTAAAGTATTTGTAAAGCCAATGATGAGCGAACTAGATGCTCTAGCAGAAAAAAAGGCAACTGACTTTGCAAGACAAGTTCATGGTCTTGATACACCAGAGCAAAAAATCAGTACAATAATAGATCCTTCAGATCCAGAAGGAAAAAGAAAGATCATTGTTTTAGAGTCTCCCTATGACGAAAGATTTGATGAAAAGAAAATGTCAAAGACATTCAGTAGAGAGCAATACTTTAGACAACTTGTTGCATCAGCAGTTCGTGGAGATAAAGACCTTAAGATGGGAAATCTTGGAGGCAATACATTAACAGATGTCGGAACTGCTGGAGTATTTGATAAGGCTACATCTACTGGTAAAGACGGAATAAGAAAATTTTCAAAAAATATGCCATCTCTATACGAAATGGCAGAAAGAAATTTGCAGGGTGTCACTGGTCCACAAGCAAAAAATTCTCCAAACTGGTTTGCTAATGAAACTCAGAAAAAAATAAACCAAAAAAATTATACAGCAGATAAATATCATAATGATATGAAAGAAGAAATTAAAAGAATTCAAGCAAATGCAAAAGCATTTGTCATGGCAATGCCACTAGATGATCCTCTAAGAGGAGAATATGAAAAGATTCTAAACAGAATAAATGAAGGCGCAGCAGTAAAAGATTGGAGACCTTTATTCCACAAGCATCGCTCAATTGCTATAAAGCCTAATGAAGTTAAACTTGAAGAAGATGGGAAAACAAAGAAGCCAAAGTCAGAAAGAAAGCGTGGCAATGTAAAAACTGGAAGTTCAAAAGATACAAGAATGGTTCCAAAAGATCAATCGTCTGCAATCCGTAATGTTACAAGAGTTCCAGGAAAAGCCGATGCTGCAACTATAATAAATCCAGCCTTAGCACAACGTCTTGAAGAAAATAAGATAGAACAATTGGCAAAGAAAAAGGCAATGGCCGAAGCAGACGCAAGAGAAAGATATGGAACTAGCAAGCCAACTGCATATGAAAGATCTGTAAGAAGAAAAAACAAAAAAAATGCAACACAGGGAATGCCTTTAGTTGGACAAAATAGAGAAGTAGCCCCACCAGTCTCTGCAGTAAATCCAGCCCTAGAACAACGCATGCTAGAAAGAAGAGCAGCAGATGCAGCAAACAAGCAAGCAGCAGCAGAGGCAGATTCAAGAAATAGATATGGAACGACTACCCCAACTGCAGAACAAAGATCAATAAGAAGATACAACGACAAGAGTCAAAGTAAAGGAAGACCGCTAGTTGCTTTAACTAAGGAACTTTCGGCACCAGTATCGGTTTTTAGAAAAGCATTAGATAGAGCATCAGAGAGCGTTAAAAAACAAAGCGTAGCAGGAAAAGCGCTTGAAAAGTTTAGAGCAAAGCAAGACAAGAAGGAAGCAGATAAAAAAGCAGGAACAGCAAAGCCAGGAATGGGAGCGGGAGGCGCTGCTATGGGTATTGCTGGACTTGCAATGGTTGGATCAATGCTTCCAGGTGCAGTTGGAGAAATGTCTCAAAAACTTATGATGCCATTAATGGGACTTGCAATGATTCTTCCTATGGTACAAAGCAAATTTGCAGCCCTTGCACTTGGTATAGGTTTAGTAGTTGCAGCATTTGCATATCAAAGAATGCAATTTGACAAAGCACAAAATGCTGCTCTTGAACTAGGAAATGCCATGGGTGTTGGAAAAGATTCCATGATGGAACTGTCAAAGTTTGCAGGCAAGGTTTCTGCTGGAGAAGTTATGGACAAGAGAAGAAAAGAAAAGTTTAATATTCTTCCAATTCAGACTGGTAAAAATACATTCGGACAATCTTTTGTTAGTTCAAAATTAGGAAAAGAAACTATTGCTAATATTGGAAAGGCTGGAGGAACAGCAAAAACTGTAGACGCTCAATCAGCACAACTACAAAATGCTGTAATGTCTGGCGCAATGACTATGGACCAGGCAAAGTCAGTTGCTGCAAACCTAGGAAAAGAACTTGGAGACTATAGTTATGGAATTAAAATAATTGGAAAATTAACAGAACTTTTAGGGCCAAATGGAGAAAACCTAGAAAAGGACCCATACAACGTTAGAGTTAAAGCAATGCAGCAAACTCGCACAAGAGTTGAAACTGCAAATAAAAATATGGCAAAGTCTGGTGGTATATTGCAAGATGGCTTTAGAGGCGTAGGAGGCGTTGCAGCAGGTGCAGGTGCAGGAGCAGCAGCAGGTGCAGCACTTGGAACAGTTGTTCCTGTTATTGGAAATGTTGTTGGAGCAGTTGCTGGAACAGTAGTCGGTGCAATCGCTGGCGGAATCATGGCCTATAAGGATAGAGCAGTAAGAATTGGAGAGGCTACAGGTGCCTCTGTTGCTATGGATAAAATGGCTTTAGAGCAAAATCAAGAAATGCTTGACTCTTTTGAGTTACAAATGGAACAAAAAATAGAACTCCTTAGAACCCAGGGTAAGATAAATGAGGCTGTTGAATTAGAAAATGATTACTACAAGGATAGAGATAAACTCTTAGCACAGGCAAAAATAACCAAAGACACCATATTGGCTAACTACGATTCAGCAAGTTTAGATGTTAAAGATGCCTATGAGACTGGAGTTGGAAAGTCAATTACTAAGAAGTATAAAGATACAATTTATGAAGACATGGTTCCTCTTGCAACAGGAGAAATATCTAGATCTAAGTTAACAGATGAACAGAAAATGTCTCTTAGACTAGACATGGAAAGTGGAGCAATTGATCCTAATCAGATCATTTCATTATTTGAAACCTTCAAGGACAAAGCATCTCAAGAGGCAATAATAAATATCTCGTCTACATTTGGCGGAAAATATGCAGCAGAGACTATACAACTTGTTAGAGGTTTTGGAGACGACCAAGCATTAAAGAAAGAGTACGTCTTGCAACTAAAGAAAATAAAAACTAGCCAAGAAGCAGAAGACTTTCAAGACTTTTTCCGTAGATTAACTACATACGACAATGTTATTCCAGCAAAAATTTCTGTTGACTATTTCTTAAAAAATCCAACAATCGCTAAAGAACTTGAAGAAAGAATTGACGAAATAGAAAATAGCAAGGGAGAAAAGAGCATAACATTCTATGCGGATATAATTGGCGGTAAAGCCCTTGCAGCATTAAACTCAGATGCTGAATATTTTAATAAACTGGATAAGAATCAGGAAATTATTTATACAACTGCACTTGCCTACCAACTACAACTTGAAGGAGATCCAGACCAGCAAGAAGCATTTAAGGCATGGCAGGCAGCAAATAGGGGAAAGGGACCTACAGAATATATTAACTTTGCAGCATCAAATGCAAAGGCTGTTACAGTTTCCTCTGGAGATACAACAAAACCAACTGTTAATCCTAAAGATAACAAAGAAGGTACTAAGGTGGACTCTTCTCCTTTGGACGAACTTTTAAAGAGATTAAGAGATGTAAGAAAAAATCAAATCAAGGTTACAGAAGGCTGGGGAGCATCACAAAAAGCATTAAATAAACTATTTGGCGGTAGCAAGACAATTGAAATATTTAGCGGTATCGAAAATGATATGAGAAAACTGGGCGCAGGAGAAGACCTAATTGAACTCATTGTTGGTATGGATCCTAAAGAATATGAAAGAAGAAAGAAGTCTCTGTTTGAGTTTGATGAAAAGGGTAACATTAAAAAGATTAAAGACAATGCCAGAAGCATAGGAGATGCAATAGCATCTATCAGTCTTGGCGAGTTTGTAAGCGAGCAGGAAAGAATGTCTAAGCAGATTGGTAATCAGACCACAGCATTGACTAGGCTTAAGGCAGCAGGAATTGAGGGATCTGTTGCTCTTGAAGCAGTAGCAGATGCTACCTTTGCAGCAGCGATAGCAAACAAGAAGTTATCTGATAAGCAGATAAAGCAGATAGCAAAGTCTTGGAAAGAAGCAACTGCTAATAAAAAGAACTATGCTGCTGTTCAAACTATAGAGGCTGAAAAAACTTCTTTACAAGAAAGGGTGGACCTTCTTACAAGAATGACCAGCCTACTTGGAACGTTTAATCAAGAGCAAGTTGATGCAATTCTGTCAAACGACGCACTAGCCTCATCTTTGGCTAATCTAAAGAACATATCTCCAAACGATCCATCATTTAAGAGTTTCTTGGATTTGCTTGAAAAAACTTTAAATAAGAATAGAACTGAACTAAAGATTAAGAAACTAAGTATTGAAGGTCTTCAAAAAATATTTGACGATGGTTTCAATGCTGCAATGGATCAGGCGGATGTAAAAGAAAAGACACTTAGACTAAAGTTTGAGTCTGATACAAGAGGACTACAAAAGAGTATTGACCTAGCACAAGATGAGATTTCTGGATGGCAATACAATATTGATGATCAAGAAGCAATGCTCAGAGCAATTGAAAAGCAAGAGCAAAAAATTAATGACAAGTACGAAGAAAGAATTGATGCTCTTGATCAAGTTGAAAAGGCTAACAATGCAATATCTGCTCAGCAAAAGGGGCAACTAACACTTGCTGAGGCACTAACTTCTGGTGACATTGCTGCTGCAGCAAGGGCTGCTCAAGAAATGAGAGCACAAGAAGCAGCAAATGCAGTTACTAAAGAAAAAGAAGCGCTAGAAAAATCTAGAGAGTATGAACTTTCTAGGGTAAGACAAGACGGCAAAAGCAGAGAAGATATCGAAAAAGAAATTGAGCGCCTTCAGGATTTGGTTTATGCAAAAGAAGAAATTATAGAAAAGGCACAAGAAGAGATAAGACAAAAAGAAATAACCCTTAGAGAAGCAATCCGACCAATCGATATAGAAAGAGCACGTTGGGAGCAAATGCAAAACGACATCGATGTAGCAAGAACCAACAACGCTAAATTCCTTAAGTTGATGGCCGATGCTGAGGCAATTGTAAAAGAACTTACAGACAAGTACTGGGCATTAAAACCAGATACAGATCCAATTGTTGGAGCAGGAACACTTGTTCCAGGACCAGGACCAGGACCAGGACCAGGACCAGGACCAGGACCAGGACCAAACCCATGTCCTCCAGGATACTTTATGAATGCAGAAGGAAAATGTTATAAGGGCGCTGAAGACACAGATCCAAAACCAAACCCATGTCCTCCAGGATACTTTATGAATGCAGAAGGAAAGTGCTATCCAAGCGGATCTACAGGAGGCTCTACAGGAGGCTCTACAGGAGGCTCTACGGGAGGTTCTAATGGTGGAACAACACCAGCAGGGTTTAAAGAAACTCCTCCAGACCCATACAAGAATACTTGGATGACTATTAATGATCCAACAGCAAGAGGACATGTCAAGGACATGGAAACAAACATTGCTGCAAACATAGTGAGAAACTCTGAACTATTTAATCGTGAAGTAAATGCTTTGAAAATAAAAGAAAATGCTGGAGAGGGTGCAGCAATGCACTACAAGAGTCTCAATCAGTTAACAGACCAGATGAATCTTGCCAAGAAGTATAATACTGGACCAGACTATGCAAAGCAGCAGGCAGAGAACTTGGCAGCAAATAAAGCAGCAGCAGCAAAGAAGGCAGCGGATGAGGCAACACTAAAGAAGTTTGGCGGTAATGCAGCAGCAGCAAATGCATTTGGTAACTGGCCAATAAAGAAAGCAATGGGTGGCCTTATTCCAAAGATGTTCGCACTTGGAGGTTTTGCAAAAGGAACTGATACAGTTCCTGCTATGTTAACTCCAGGAGAATTTATTATGAGCAAGTATGCTGTAGATTCTTATGGAGTCGACAACATGAGAAAAATCAATAACGGTGAATCTGTTGGCGGGACAGTGTATAATAATACATATACACTAACTGTTAATGCTAAGACAGATGCTAATCCAAATGATATTGCACAGGCAGTTATGTCAACAATTAAGAGAGTTGACGATAGAAGAATTAGAGGAGTAGCGCTCAATGGCCGATGAAGAAATAGATCCTAGGGTAACCTACATGAAAGGTCGTAAAAAGTATAGACGGCCAAGTGGTATGTTGTGGTCAGAAAACTCTGGCACACTTGTAGAAGACCCTGCAAGTACAACAGTCCCAAAGAAAAAGATATACATACCAAATGGTTTTGAGATAGGAGTATATCCAGAAAGCGTTGAAGATCAAACATTGCTAGATCAATTCTTATTAATAACAGACGACAATAGACAGCCACTTGAATTCTCAGAAGAAAGAATTGAGAAGCGTGAAAGAATGATTAATGGCCGTATGAGGTCATATCATATTGCAGACAAGATTACATTAACCACAAGTTGGAACATGATTCCTTCTAGATCACATGCAAACATTCCAACCTTCAATACTGCTACGGGAATATCTCCATATAAGTCTTATACCTCAGATGGCGGTGCTGGCGGAGCAGATATGCTTGAGTGGTACGATGCACACAAGGGATCTTTTTGGGTATTTCTTGCTTATGATAGAAAAGGAATTTTTAAGGGAACCCCAGAACCATATGACCACCTTCAACAATATAACCAACTGATTGAAATGTTTATTAGTGATTTTTCATACTCTGTTGAAAAACGAGGAACAAATTTTGACTTCTGGAATGTCTCAATAAGTCTGGAAGAGGTATAATGTTTGAAGACAAAGACCTGCAAACATTTTTAGAGACTGCTTCAACAATAAGAAATAAATCTCTAGTTACAGCAGAATGGAATATGAACATCCCAACCAATATAAAACATATTGGCAACTACAGATATAGACCAACAGATCCATCCTCTGTTTACTCATCACTTCCTACAAGTTTTGACATTAATGATGCTGGAAACTTTTATACGGGGGCAACGGATGCAGATGTTTTAGTTGATGGCACATTTGATAATGACGACATTCCAACAACATTTTTAACAAAGAAAGAAAAATTAAAGTCTCTTTATTCTTTAGAAGCATGCTTTGAACAGTTTAGACCAAGATCTGGAATCAACAAGGCTGTTTTTTTTGAAAATGGAAAATTGCATCACCCAAATCTAGTTATGGCAGATAGACCAAGATACTACATGCCAGATAAAAATGATAAGTTTAAATATTGGACATCGTACAGGGGTGAAGGAACATATAAGTATACTTATAATGACAACACATTTTCGTACGGATCATCTCAAATATTTACAGATAAAGATGGAAAACAAAAACTAGGTGCTGTTGAAACTTGGTCTGAATACGGAATTGCATCAAAGATAAGAGGTTCTCAAAACTCTATAGAAGATGCTTGCCCATTTGTTGTTTATAAAGAAAAGGTTCCAACAAACAGGGTTGTGATTAAGATGCAAACTCATACTGGAACAGAAAACCTTGGGCCATTCTCTTCCCCAACAGGTGCTTTTGCTGATCCATTCTTTGGAGAACTAAACCAAAAAACTCCAGCACGATGGAAGATACAATTTTTAAAAGATGGAAACTGGGAAGACGTTATCAAATTTAATCCAGCAATAAGAAGATCAGACGGCTCTCCAGTTATTAAAAGTGATGGATATGTTGAAATTGCATACGGACTAGTTGTTCCAGATGAGTGGGTATCAAATTTTGTATTTGCTGAAATATATACAAGCATATCTCTTTTGCCCGAGGAATCAGTGCTTGGCTATGCATATTTAATTAAAGAAAATGAAAACGACATAGGAAAATTTCATATTTGGAATGGTAGTGACTATACTGTTATAACACCAATGTATGGTTGGTACGTACAAGATGAAACAGTAAACAGATTAACAAACTTTGTTACTGATGCAACATCTCCTAATGTATTTATAAAATCTATAGATGGCAAAGCGCAGTACAGAGAGTTTGAGTATATTTCTGGAATAAGAGTTGTTGTCGATACAATGAATGTAAAAGATTCTACGTTTGATCTTATAGAAATATCACCAAGACTAGTTGCAAATCTTTCTGACAAAACCTTAGACTACTCAATAAATAAGAGCGCATCTGATCTAGGACTTAGCGGTTTGCCAGTTGGACAGTTGATTGCATCAAATGGTGCTATAAATATATTTGACTATGACCAAGCATTTAACGAAAATAACCCATCAAGCATAATAGCAAAGTACATAAATAGACATGTTCAGTTTAAGTTTTACGAAGTTATTGTTGATGTAGACGGATGGGACTACTACGTTCCAATAAAGACACTATATTCAGATTCATTTCCTAAGCAGGATCTGATGGGCAAAACAGTGTCTCTTTCTTTAAGAGATATGTATTGGTACTTAGAATCAATAACTGCCCCACAAATATTAATGACAGAGGTTTCTGTTAGTTCGGCAGTATCTCTTTTGCTAGATCATGTAGGTTTTTCCAACTACACATTTAAAAGAGTTGCAAATGAAAAGGAAATAATAATTCCATACTTCTTTGTTGGACCAGATAAAAGTGTTGCGGAAGTTTTGCAAGACTTGGCAGTATCAACACAGACAGCGATGTTCTTTGATGAATATAACAATTTTGTTATGATGAGCAAAGATTACATAATGCCAACTGTAGAACAAAGACCAACTACATTTGAATTAAAAGGAACGAACGATTTATTTTTAGATAGAGAAGTTAAAAACAAAACACTTGATAAAGCAAAAATTGCAAACATTATTTCTGTTTCAGTACAGCCAAATAACGTATACAACGACGGAGTAATAAACTACACAACAAGACACATACAAAGGTCTATAGGATCTTTAAGACAGGCAAGTCTATTAGATGAAGAAAGATACTACACATACAAACCTGTTCTTTTATGGGAAGTTTCTGGAACAGAAAATACAAAATCTGTTAATGGTGAAGTAGGTACACAGTCTTCATATGTTTTAAGCGCAATACCCCTAAACTCTAATCTATCGGCAGATGTTCCAGTTGTAAAAAATAACACTGTAATCAACAACACATTTAGTCTTGGTGAGGCAGCATACTGGATTACCAGATACAATGGATATTTTTACTCACAAGGCGAAGTTATTAAGTATGATGCTGTTCAGTATAACGTCACTGGGTTTGGAAATGTATGGATAACTTCTACAGAAGATTATCAAAATTATTTCTCCAAACTACCATTTAATGGAAAGATATATCCAACTGGCCTTGTAAGAATTTATTCTGAGCCAAAATACTTTGAGCAATCTGGAGTTGTAAAATTGCAAAACGGTCCAGTTGTAAAGCATGGTCGTGGACAGTTTGGAACAACAGTAGTGGCGCACTCTGCTGGTATATCTGATTACTGGAAATCAGATGACAACATAAAAGGCTGCTACATGTCTTCAGAGCACCTTTTTGAAAAAACAGAGGTCCCATCTGCAACAACAGTTGCTTCTGCTGGAAAACTAACAGATACTTCAGTATCTTCAGATGCTTTGGCAAGAACATCGTCTAGAACTGGAATTATTAAAAACTTTATGTCAACAGCCATTGTTGGTGAAATAACAACAAGCACACAGCAACTTCCTGGATCAGTTCAAGCATCTGCCCTTTCTTTGACTGGGCCAAACTTTACTACAAAAGAAAAGCCAAGAAACTTTATTTCCTATGTTCATAAATCATTGCAAGGTAAAAAGTATAAACACTTTGGAACAAGAATGAGAATTGTTGGCAAGATAGAGAGCAGTGCAGATCGTGGACAAACATCAAATGGTTCGTCGACTTACTATGTTGTTAATGGATCTACTCCAGATAAAAATATTAATATTGCTGGTGGCTCTGGTGGACTGGCAGTAATGTTAAATCCAACAACAAACGTTGGATACTACTTTGAAATAGCAGCGCTTGGTTTAGGAAATCTTTCAGAAACAGATAGGCAGAGCGTTAGCAATGTTTTCTTTTATAAGGTAAAGTCTGATAATGGCAAGGCAATACCAGTCGGACTATGGGATGGTTTAGCGCAGATTACTGTTGACGATGGAAGATTTACTGGGCAGTCCAGAATGTTTGCTGAGGAAAATCCAACGGTATATGACTTAGCAGTAGAATATGAAGACATAGGAAAGACAAGAAGATTCTATTTGTACATGAATGGAAGACTAATAAAGACAGTAGATGATAATGATCCACTTCCAATATACTCAGATATGGCATTATTTACAAGAGGATCTTCAAGAGCAATGTTTGAAAATGTTTATGCTTTATGCAACAACTATTCTCAGAACACATCTTTTTCTTTAGGGGTACCAGTTAACTCAGTCTTTGGAGATAACGAGGTTGATGCAAATGAGTCATTTAGAAAGTATGCAATAAGTGGACTGATTCAAAATACATACCTTTCGGGCATTGGGTCTTCAGAGCCACCAAAGTATGATATATATTTTGAAGAGTTTGGAAGCATCATGAGAGAGGCAGCAGTGTTTAATTTTAAATATGATAAAGCCTATCCTGCTTTGACTGCAAAGATTTCTCCAACATTTAATAAGATAAAGGGATATGTGGTTTCTGGTTTTAGAGCAGGATCGTATGGTGCAGAGTTTATGATTTTTAATGCAACAGATACAGCGCTTAGCCTAGATGAAACAAGTGGAAACTATTTAAGAGTTCAGGGAATTACGTTTACTCAGCAGTCAGACAATAACTTAACAGTTGATGAATACTTTAATAAAAACAGTCTTGAGTCAAACCCACAGTTTGTTGCTGATAAACTAATTTCAAACCCATATAAGTTTAAACAAGACTATCAAGATATTAAACTAAGCAGAATGACGTATGGCAAAAAAGATTTTTCTTTAGATACACCATATATTCAGTCACAAGATGAGGCATCAAGCCTAATGAAGTGGATGGTTGAAAAAACAACAAAGCCAAGAAAGTCTGTTGGTGTTCAGATATTCTCCATACCAACTATACAACTTGGAGATATTGTTAGTTTAGACTATAAAGAAAATGGTGTTAGCATGGCCTCAAATTCAAGTAATAGGTTTGTTGTCTACAACATAGAGTTTGCAAGAAATTCTGATGGGCCAGATATGAAACTATTTTTAAGTGAGGTTTTATAATGATTAATCAAATTGATGGCGGTGGATCCGTAGAGGCAACAGCATCGCTTCCCAAAGCCCTGGTGTCAACTACTAATGACTCAGTAAAAATTGCAACGCCAGATTTAATTCTTTTTAATGATGACACTATGTCTATTGAAATAATGACAGACCTTATCTTTGAAGATATAGGTGGGTATGAACTTGCAACCATATCTAGGCATGATTTGATAAATGGTCAAAAGGTTATTTATGCCCCAATTAAAAACCTAACAGACCTTTATTTACAGTACAATCCAAACAATGTTTTAAGGTTACAGTCTTCTGACTCTTACTTTAAGTCTTTATCGCTTTCTATATTTGACCACCTTCCAATCTGCGGTACTGGGTATGATCTAGTTGAGAAGGCTGGAGAGCCAGATCGAACAAAGTGGACCAAAGTCCCCAACTGTAAATCTGTATATATCGACCCATTAACAGGAGACCTGATTATTAATCTAGTTAATGTTAAAGAAAACGAACAGGTAGAGATTCAGATTTTGTCTAGTGGAGAAGTTTTTGATGATACAATATATGATGGGAGCAATTAATGATAACTAATATAGGTAAAAATCTTTTAGCCAAGTATCTTGTAGGACAGACTCAATCATATGCGTCTCACATTGCTGTGGGCTGTGGGCCCACCCCAGTGGCTTCAGATGGGGCATTTCAGGACTACTCACAAAAGAAGTCTTTGGACTTTGAGATGTTTCGTGTTCCAATTATATCTAGGGGTTTCGTAAATGAAAACGGTATAGACAAAGTAGTCCTAACAGCAGAACTACCAACAGAAGAAAGATACGAGATCACAGAGGTAGGAATCTTTTCTGCTGCATCAAACCCAGTCGCTGGATCTTTTGATAGTAGAAACATATTTTCATTTGCAGAAACAGATAACTGGCTATATCAGCCATTTGGATCTGCTGCAATAGATATACCAGTCAGGTATGGTCCTCTTGATGGAGAATCTGAAAACGGTATAATAAATCAAACAGTTAATGTTTTTGCAACAAACGCAGATAACAAAATTTTTACACAGTCAGATAGAGTAGCAAGACACGAAAGGTGTAGGTTTTTAAATAACATAATTGCTATTGTTGGAAATGATTCTACTTTAACAACAAACTCTTTAGGAAAGATTCAGATTGGAACAGGCTCTAAATATATTAGACTTAATGAAACAACCGTAGATCTTACTAAGAACAGTCCTTTGGACGAACTAAGGCTTGCATTTTCTGTTGTTAACAAGGTTGCAAACTCAAACACAATACCAGACAATGTTAAAATATTGTTAGAATTTTCTCATGCAGGATTAAACGCAACTCAGGAATATGCTAGGTTTGAAGTAAATATTGATGACGAAGGATACCTTGCTGGTACAGCAACAGAAAAAGAAAACTTTGCAACCAATAGGTATATTGTGGCTACAAAAGCACTTAAAGATTTAAACAAGACAGATAACTTTGACTGGAGAGAAACAGCCTCTGTAAAAATTTACTCATGTGTTACTGAGGCTGGATCCCCATCAGACCTATTCTATGTTTGCCTAGATGGTTTAAGACTTGAAAATATTACATCAACAAACTCACTGTACGGTCTTACTGGTTACTCTGTAATTAAGAGCATAGCGTCAAAGCCTATTGTAAAATCAGCAAATACAACAAATTATATTGAGTTTAGATTTGCTTTGGATGTTGTATAATGGCTGACAAGGGAATCAAAAATGTTATTATTAAAAAAGATTTGCTTGGCAAAGTAACCTCTTCAAATTCTAGGGTCGTTAGATTTAGGATCGTTGCTGAAGATAAAAATAGAAAGTCTGCATACTCACAAATATTTATTACTGGATCAGATGTAGTTGTTGGGGGTCCAGGAGATATCAATATTATTGGAAATAGTATATTTGTAAATTGGGGTGGAAATGCAGAAATCAGGCCAGCAATAATGTATGACGTATTTGTGGGCTTTGATGGAGAGACTCCAAAATTTATAGCATCAACTGGAGGATCAAGTTATTCTTTTTTAAAAAATGGAACACAGTCTGTTAGAGTGATCGTTCAGCATTCATCTACAGGGGCAAAACTTGTAGAAGGTTTGTATCAGTATGATTCTGGAATCGTAAGTCTGGTATAATTATATTATGGCAATTCTACCTGTACCAGAGCGAGGACAACCTTTAGACGTAACATATATCTATCAGATTGTTAAGGCTATTAATGATCTTTCTACGCAAGTTTCTCCATCAACTTATAAGTACGTAACTGTAGACACACCAAATGCTGGAAAGCAAAGCGTTAAGGCATCTGAGGCAAGAGTTATTGGAGGCTATGTTCAGGTAACAACAAGCACAACACAAACTGCTGGGTCTTCACAGCCTTTTTCATATGACTTTCCAAGCGAGTTTAAGTTTGCTCCAGTAGTAACTGCAACACCCGTAAACGTTGGAAATACAGATGCTGGTAAAGATGTGACAGTTACATTAAAAAGTGTTTCAACTTCAAAGGTTGAAGGCACAGTTAAGTTTAATGCTGGAGGAGACACAAGTATTGGTATTAATCTAGTAATTATCGGAATACCAAATTAATGATTAAATGTACAAAATGCAATGGAAGAATGTTTATAGATAGGCAGTATACAGAAATAAACAACCTAGAACTATACTGCATTCTTTGCGGAAAGAGAAAGTTTTTTCATCCACCTAGCAATTCTCAGGAGGGTCAATGGTTACTAAAAAGGGAACAATTGAGAGCGAAAAATACAATGAGTCACCTGTAATACCAGGAAACAAAAAAGTTTGGTTTCTTAACGGGGACTTAGTTAGAATTCATCATTACAACCACTCTAACGGAATCATGTCTGTTTACAACATAAACAAAGATCAGATTGAAAGTTGTTTGATTAGTGATTTTAAAAATAAAAGAGAACGAGCATACACTGTCGGCCAGACTGCTGATTTAGTTAATAGGCATAAAAAATATATGCCATCATTAATGAAAAGAGGAGTCATTCCTTTTCCAACTGGATCTCAAAAAGGTGGAGCAAGAGGTTTTCAGGTAAGATCATATTACTCAGAATCACAGGTAAGGGAGATTCGTGATATACTTGCTACACACCATATTGGTAGACCAAGAAAAGATAAGTTAGTTACAAATGATATTACGCCCAGCAAGCAAGAGTTGACACGAAGAATGGGCGATGGTATACTTACTTATAGAAGAACTGAAGATGGACGATTTGTTCCAATTTGGAATGAGTCTATTTAGCGAAGGGTATAAAATGTCAGACAGCAATTATGTAGTAACAAATGAACCAACAAAGGTATCTGTAACACTTGGATACACATTAAATCTAGGAAATTTCCAATCACTAAGACTTGATCTTGGCGTTGTTGATAGTTCACGCAATGGTGAGACAGTCGATCAATCTTTTGAGCGTGTTTACAAGTTTGTTGAAGACAAACTAACTGCAAAGATTTTAGAAGCCCAATCGGAGGCTGCTGAAGGATAATGGCAGAACGCAAAGACCGTATGGCTTTGCTTTCAAGATACAGCAAGTATCATACCGCAAGGTACGAATCAAAGCCATCCCTAAACCTAAATGTAGAACAGTGGGCTTCAGATGCCCTTGTTGAGTCATACACATTGCCAGGATGCTACGATATACTTGAGTATTACTTTTCAGTTGCAGAGAACCCGTCATGGAACTACTTTGCATACAACGCAGAAAAAATATTGCAGGCAAAAAGGGATAAAGTTAAAGACGATGAAGAGAGAACAGAGCGAAGACGAATGGCTAAGGAGTGGTTAAGTGAATAATACAGAGGCAAAACTACTTACCGCTGTTTTAAAAGATAAGCAGATCCATGTTCTTCTTCAAGCCAATGTGGACAACCTTCTGAGAACCCATGGAGACATTTGGAACTTCCTAAGACTATATTTTGAGAATAACTCAGTACTTCCTCCAGCAGAACTAGTCACTGAAAAATTTAGAGACTTTGAACCAGTGGCTGGCGTTGGTGCAACAAAGCATCACCTTGAAGAACTTCAGGGAGAGTATCTAACAGATAGCCTAAAGGATATAATCAGATCAGCAGCATCTGAGATTCAAAATAATAATGGAACTGGTGCCCTAAATGAATTAATTACAAAGACTTCGGAACTAAAAAAGAATACTGCTGCAATCAGGGATATTGACGTTACGGATCTTGAATCTGCCGTTGCTTACTTTGAAAATGTTAAGAAGCAGCAAGCGCTAGGATTGTCTGGAATTAAAACAGGACTTCCAGGGTTTGACAATTACCTTCCTTCTGGAATTATGCCAGGACAATTAGGTGTGTTCCTTGCCTATCCAGGAATCGGAAAGTCTTGGCTTGCACTATACTTTGCTGTACAGGCATGGAAGCAGGGTAAGAGCCCAATGGTTATTTCTCTTGAAATGTCTGAGACAGAAGTTCGTAATCGTGTGTTTACAATTATGGGTGAAGGTCGTTGGTCACACAGAAAGATTAGCAATGGTGAGATTGAGATTGATATGCTTAAGGATTGGCATGCAAAGAATCTTGCAGGAAAGCCAGAGTTTCACATTATCTCAAATGATCAGGGTGGAGAAATTAATCCCTCTGTTCTTCGTGGAAAGATTGATCAGTACAAGCCAGACTTTGTAATCGTTGACTATCTTCAGTTAATGGCTCCTAACCAGAAGTCAGATAACGAAACGGTACGAATGAAGAACCTTTCACGAGAACTTAAACTGATGGCTATTGGTGAAGAAGTACCTATTATTGCTATCTCATCTGCGACACCAGATGATGTCAACGACCTCTCTACGGTACCTACGCTGGGTCAAACAGCATGGTCTAGACAGATTGCTTACGATGCTGACTGGGTCCTTGCTCTAGGCCGTGGAACGAATAGTGACATCATTGAGTGTGCCTTTAGAAAGAACCGTAATGGTTTTATGGGGGACTTCTTAGTTCAGTGCGACTTTGACAAGGGATACTATAGATATAAAGACTTTGAAGATAAGTAGTTATAATATGGTATGTCAAAAAAGAGTGCTAACACTTATGATTCATACCATCATAAAACCATCAAAAGGTTTTATCTTGATGGAATAATTCATGATGACTCAATGATCGGTAGACTTAAAGATGAGTATATAAGGTTGTTAATATCGGAAATGAAATTGAGTGGGTATGTGCCAAGAATTGATCTTGACCCAGACTTTACGATAGGGTATAATGAGATAAAGAACTTTTTTGAATTTAAATTATCTATACAGGCAGTTTACGCAGGGAAGAGGAAAAGCGAATGGATAGCAGGAATAGACGGAACAACCCCAATCTTTATTCCGCAGAACAAGTCAAGCGAGTCCTTACAGGATCGGGTATTACCGTAGAGTCTGAACTTGATGCAGACTTCATGATCTTTTGTCCATTTCACAATAACCACAGAACCCCAGCAGGCGAAGTACAAAAAGACAGTGGCATGTTTTTCTGCTTCTCTTGTCAAAAATCTGCAGACCTTATAGAACTAGTTATGCATACATCTGGAAGAACTTATTTTGAGTCTGCTAGATTTATTAAGAGCAAAGAAAAGTTAACTAATCTTACTACAGAAATTGATAAGGCTTTAGTAAAAGAAGAGCAGTACAAGATGTTTGATGAACTAATCATTAAGAGATTGCATAATAATCTTATTGCTTCTGAAAGAGCAAAAAATTATTTTACATATAGAAAAATTGAAAAACAGTCATGCATCAAATTTGTTTTGGGTTACTCAGAAAAGCAAGATATGGTTACGGTTCCAGTTCATAGCCCAGACGGAATAACTTTAGGGTTTGTCGGCAGATCTATTGAAGGAAAAGATTTTAAAAATACTCCAGGCCTTCCAAAAAGTAAAACACTTTTTAACTTGCATAGAGTCAAGAAATCTGATAGAGTATATGTAGTGGAATCATCATTTGATGCTATTAGGCTTGACCAGGTAGGTCTTCCAGCAGTAGCAACACTTGGTGCAAATGTATCAAGCACACAAATAGAATTGCTTCAGAAATATTTCAACAACATTATTGTTGTTGCTGATAATGATGAAGCGGGAGGAAACATGAAAGATAGAATAGTTGAAAAACTTTCTAGTCGTGTTTCCGTTATTAAACTAAACACTCAGTATAAAGATATTGGAGACATGCCAGACGAAGAACTTAGAAACCTAGAGTTCCAGTTTGACAAATCTATATCACTTATGCTAAACTAATATAACAACCAAAGGAGAATAATATGAGCGTAGTAAAGGGACTCAAAAACATCAATGCCCTGCTCGACAAGCCAAAGTATGAAAACGACGGGCCAAAGGTAAAGTGGCTAAAACTTGCAGACGGTCAATCAGTAAAGATCCGTTTCATTGAAGAAC